CATTCTTTGGTATGTTCTATTCAATCAAGATAAAACCGTCGCGATTCTTGCTAACAAAGCCAGTACGTCAAGAGAAATTTTGAATCGTATCAAACTCGCCTATGAAGCACTACCGCTTTGGATTCAGCAGGGTGTCAAAACCTGGAACAAGGGTGATATTGAATTAGAAAACGGTTGTCGTATTCTTGCTAACTCAACGGCATCTAGCGCGATCCGTGGTTTCTCCATCTCGCTTCTATACCTTGACGAGTTTGCATTCGTCCCGACAAATATCGCTGATGAATTCTTCACGTCCGTTTATCCTACCATTTCTTCTGGTAAAGATTCTAAGATTCTAATTTCTTCGACACCAAACGGCATGAACCACTTTTATAAGATGTGGACTGATGCGGTCGAAGGGCACAACGGTTTCACTTATATCTCTGCAAACTGGCGTGAAGTTCCAGGTCGTGACCAAGCATGGGCTGATGAGCAATTCCGTGTTCTTGGCGATCAGAAGTTTATGCAGGAAATGGAATGCGAATTCCTCGGATCGTCAGGCACGTTGATCAGCGCTCGAGCTTTGCGCGCGATGTCGTTCATCAAACCGACGATAACCACTGGGATAGAGAATTTGAATATCTATGAAGAAGCGAAGCCAGATAAGATTTACTTCATAACTGTTGATACATCTCGCGGTAAGGGGTTAGACTACTCAGCCTTCACCGTTATTGATACAACTCAACTGCCATATAAAGTCGTTGCGACATATAAAGATAATGAGATCAGCCCACTTGTCTATCCTGCGGTTCTAAAACAAGTCGGTATGTATTACAACAATGCATATCAGCTGATCGAAACGAACGATAACGGTCAACAGATCGCCGATATCCTATTCGAAGATTACGAATACGAACATATTCTCTCGACGGTCGAGCACGGTAAGTCTAAACTCAATAAAAAACTTTTGGTCAACTTTGGTTATGGTCAAAAAAGCGGTCGCGGTGTCAAAACAACGAAATCAGTCAAACGATTGGGTTGCACTCTATTGAAAAATCTAATCGAAAGAGAGCAGCTAATTATCCAAGACTATGAGATTATCTCAGAACTCTCCACTTTCGTCAGTAATGGGGTGTCGTTCGAGGCTGAAGAGGGTAGCCACGACGATTTGGTAATGTGTTTGGTTCTTTTTTCTTGGCTCACGAGTCAAAAATTCTTTACAGACATGACGAATATCGATATTCGAAGAAAACTCAACGAAGAACACCTGAAAATGATCGAAGAAGAATCCATCGGCGATTCTATTTTAGCAGGTCATATAGATGTAGATAATGGATCTTCTGTTGCATTTGTTGAAGATGGAGCTGTTTGGTCGAGTGTGGAACGGTAAAAACCCCAAAATACTAAATAATCAGTAGATTTCTTATCCTCCAAGACAGGAGCAAAAACATGGCTTTTCAAGTATCACCAGGTGTGAATGTATCTGAAATTGATGCAACTACAGTTGTTCCAGCAGTTTCAACAGCCACTGGCGCTATTGGTGGCGCATTCCAGTGGGGTCCAATCGACGTCCTCCGTCAAGTTTCTTCTGAAGATGAACTTGTAGAAGTATATGGCAAACCAGACGCCACTACTTTCCTACCATTCTTCACCGCTGCAAACTTCCTTTCTTACAGCAACAGCCTATTCGTATCACGTGCTGATGCTGCAACGCTCAACTCTGCAGTTGCATTGAATGTTGATCCAGTCTCTTGCGCTGCAAACGTCAAGATGAAGAGTGAAGATCACTACTTCTCAACGTATCATAGCGCATCAAACACAGATATCGTTCTTGCTGCCCGCTATCCTGGTTCACGCGGTAACTCATTGAAGGTCGCCTTCATTGCAAACGCAAACGCTTCTGTGTTCGGTTCTGCTGCATACCGTGAGTTTTTCGATTCTCCTCCTGGAACTTCTACATGGGTTGCTGCTAATCACAACAGCCTAGCAAACGACGAAATGCACATTGCTGTCATCGACGAAGATGGATTGTTCTCAGGAACACCAAACACCGTCATCGAACGCTTTGCTTATGTCTCAAAGGCAACAAACGCCAAAGACGAATCTGGCAATAGCATTTATTGGAAGGATGTTCTCTATCGCAGCTCACGTTATGTTTATGGCTTCGGTCAAAATAACGACACATGGGGCGTTGCTGCTAACTCAACTCATGCATTCGAAGGTGAGAATCTAACGATTTCTTTCGCTCGCGGTACAGATGGTACAGTGACGACTGGAAATGTTATGAACGCTTACAATCAGTTTGCTTCAACAGAAAACGTAGACATCTCTCTAGTAATGACAGGTGGTTATGGTGAATCAGTTGCTGAGAAGGTAATTGATATTGTTAGCGCACGTCGCGACGCAGTAGGATTTATCTCACCAAATTATGCAAACGTAACTGCTACTGATCCAGTAGCCTCAGTAGTCAACTACCGCGAGGCTCTACCATCAACATCATACGCTGTGATGGACAGCAACTGGAAGTATATGTACGACAAGTACAACGACACTTACCGTTGGGTTCCATGTAACGGTGACGTTGCTGGTCTCTGCGCTCGTACAGACCAAGAACGCGATCCATGGTTCTCACCAGCTGGATTCAATCGCGGTCAGTTGAAGAACGTCATCAAGTTGGCATATAACCCAAGCCAAGCAAATCGTGACGAACTATACAAGAAGGGTGTCAACCCAATCGTATCGTTCCCAGGCGAGGGCGTGGTTCTATATGGTGACAAGACGTTGCTTGCTAAACCAAGCGCATTTGATCGCATCAATGTACGTCGCCTCTTTATTGTTCTAGAAAAGGCAATCGCAAGAGCAGCCAAGGCAAGCCTCTTCGAACTCAACGACGAGTTCACAAGAGCAACCTTCGTAAATCTTGTTGAGCCATTCCTACGCACAGTACAGGGTCGTCGCGGTATCTATGACTTCCGTGTTATTTGTGACGAAACAAATAATACTCCAGAAGTTATCGATCGCAACGAGTTTATTGGTGACATCTATATCAAGCCAGCACGTAGCATCAACTTTATCCAGTTGAACTTTGTCGCTGTCCGTACTGGTGTTGCCTTCGACGAAATCGTTGGTCGTTTCTAATAAATAGACTAGGATAAAGTCAGGAGAAAACAATGGCTTTTAATGTAAATTCATTCCGTACCCAACTTACTGGTGATGGCGCACGTCCTAATCTGTTTGAAGTACGACTCACGTTCCCTAATTATGCATCACTTGGTGCTGCTGCGTCGGTCAAATCTTCTTTCATGGTAAAGACTGCTGCTCTCCCAGGTTCAACAGTTGGTATGGTTACAGTACCTTACTTCGGTCGCGAAGTGAAGGTTGCTGGTAATCGTACTTTTGCTGATTGGTCAGTAACAGTTATCAATGATGAAGACTTCTTGATTCGCAACGCAATGGAATCATGGGTTCGTGGAATCAACGATAACGTGACAAACCTACGTTCAACAAGAGCAAGAACGTCACAATCATATGGCGTTGATGCTGAAGTTGTTCAATATTCAAAAGACGGTAGACAATTGAAGAGATATAAGTTTGTTGGTATGTTCCCAACAGACATCGCTCAGATTGATCTAGACTGGGGTTCAAACGATACGATCGAAGAGTACACAGTAAACTTCGCATATCAGTATTGGGAATCAGTTGATCGTGGCGGTCTTTCAAGTTTGAGATCACCAATTGAATCTCTTCTTGGCGCTTAATGCTAATTGAAGTGGGGGAGGTTATCCTCCCCCCATTTATTATGAGGTAATGCATGGCAATCAATCTATTCGGATTCGAAATAACACGAAAGAAAGGCGAAGAAGGTCCGCAACAACTTCAGCCTCAAATCACTGCACCTGTTTCAGATGACGGTGCTCTTGCTATCAATGCTGGTGGATACTTTGGAACTTATCTAGATCTTGAAGCCAGTTTCAAAAATGAAAATGATCTCGTCACTCGCTATCGTGAAATGGCAATGCAGCCAGAACTCGAAGCAGCTATTGACGAAATTGTCAACGAAGCAATCGTACACGATGTAACTGGTAAAAGCGTTTCAATTATGCTCGATGACCTTGAGCAGCCAGATAAAATCAAAGACATGATTCGCGAAGAATTCGATAATGTTCTTCGCATGCTCGATTTTTCTAATCGCGGCGCTGATGTTTTCCGTAACTGGTACATTGATGGTCGCGTTTTCTATCAGGTTCTAATCGACGAAAAACAACCAAAACTTGGCATTCAAGAATTGGTTTACATTGATCCTCGTAAGATCAAAAAGGTTCGTACGATTATCAAGAACAGAGACCCAAGAACTAAAGTTGATGTGATCGCAGGTATTGAAGAATTCTACGTCTTCAATGAACGCGCATCAGTACAGGGTCAACAGATCGTAACATCAGTCAGTTCTCCAAACTCTGTTCGTATTGCGCCAGACGCAATCATCAATATCAACTCAGGAATTCTTGACGCAAGACGTCAAATGGTTTTGTCTTACCTTCACAAGGCAATCAAGCCACTCAACCAGCTCCGAATGGTTGAGGACGCTGTTGTAATCTATCGTTTATCACGTGCTCCAGAACGTCGTGTGTTCTATATTGATGTTGGTAATATGCCAAAGATCAAAGCAGAACAATATCTTCGTGATATCATGACAAAGTTCCGCAACAAGGTTGTATACGATAGTTCAACTGGTGAAGTCAAAGACGATCGTAAGTTTATGTCAATGATGGAAGACTTCTGGATCCCACGTCGTGGTGAAGGTAAGTCAACTGAAATCACAACTCTTCCAGCAGGTCAAAATCTTGGTGAGTTGTCTGACGTAAAGTATTTTGAATCAAAACTCTACAAGTCATTGAACGTACCAATTTCTCGCCTCGAACAAAACCAAGGATTCTCTCTTGGTCGCACAACAGAAATTACTCGTGATGAGTTGAAGTTCACCAAGTTCATTGATAGAGTTCGTGCTAAATTTAGTACATTGTTTGATGAGTTGATGAAGCGTCAACTTGCTCTCAAGGGTATTTGCTCTGTTGATGAGTGGGAGAAGTTGAAAGAAAAAATTCACTACGACTTCCTCAAAGACAATAACTTTGCAGAGTTGAAAGAATCAGAGTTGATGACATCTAGAATTCAACTCATGAATCAAATTGATCCATACGTTGGAACATATTTCTCTAAAGCATGGGTCAAAAAGCATGTCCTTCACTTTGATGAAGAAGGCATTGAAAGAATGGAAGAGGAACTTGAACAAGAAAGAGCACAAGCAGATGCAATGGGTCTAAACAACCTTTCCGTTTCTGCTCAAAATGCTGCTGTTGCTCAAAATGCTGCCATGGCTGCAATGCAGGGTCAACCTGCAGCACCACAACAGCAAGTAGCAAATTCAAGTAATCTAGACCAAGCGTTCAGTTCACAAATTAAATAAATAATGGAGAAATCATGGACAATCCAATGACACTTGATATGGTAAAAGCGGCAATCATGGGAGACAAAGAGGGATTCAAAGCAGCATTCAATGCTACGATCTCTGATAAAGTCTCCGATGCTCTTGAAGTAAAAAAGGTTGAAGTTGCATCGTCTTTACTCACACCAGAAGTACAATCAAATGAAGTTGAAGCAAATCAAGGCGAAGTTGTCGGAAGCGAATCCAGCGATGGATCAGCAGAAGCAACAGCAGAAACAAGCGCAGCTTGATAATACAAGAATCAGCGCTCTAGTTCGTGCTGGTATGATGCCAGCCAGCGACCTTCCGCGTTTGAAGATTGCACTGCGTCGTCAGGCTCAGGCTGGTGATATTGCAAAATTATCAAAGCAGCATCGCGATGTGTTGAGCAGATACTATGGCGCAACGTCACAGGCTGCTGTCGGATCTCAACAAGCATTTCAAGCAGTTCGTCGTAACATCGTTTCTCATAATGAGATTGAGATTACTGGCGAAGAACTCAATGAAGCAATTGCTGGATTCAAAGATGAAAACAATCCTCCAGTTGTTATCGTTATGCAGCGTAAGGGTATTCGTATTTTCCCAGACGGACGTAAGGTTGCAATGTATCAAAACAAGCAACTCGGTCTAGTGATCACGATTCCATATGCTGGTACTGGAACGTCACCAGGAGAGATTATTCCTGGAACAAACGTTCAGATGGAAGAGACAGAAGTCGAAGATATTCTTGAGAGTTTAGAGCAAGTTTCTAAATATGCTTCTGAGGAAAATCCAAAGGCAACGTCAAAACATATGAAGTTTGCTGATGGTTCAAAACTTAGAGTTAGTCATGGTGCAGCAAAAGCCATTCATATGGTCCATGGTGCATTGAACGATGAGAATAAGAAAAAGTTTGCTGATATGCTTACACATCCAAAAGGATTTGAAAAGGCAGCACACTTTGCAATGAGTAAAGTCAAATTCACAATCGGTGACGAAGAATGAGTTTAGTTTCTGAAATTGTAAGAGAGATTATTGCTGAAGCAAACGTTCAGCGCATGGGTCGTAAAAAACTTGTGCGCGCAAGAGTGCGTGGCGGTAAGGTTCAGCGCCGCAAAGTCCTTTCAGCAGTTCCAGGCTATACCATTCGTGGTGGTAAATTGGTTCGCATCCCACCACGCGAACGCATGAAGAGAAAGCTCGCTGCTCGTCGTGCTAAGATCAAAAGAAAAGCAAAAATGGCTCGAGCACTTATCAAAAGAAAGCGTTCTCTAAGAAAGCGCGCATCACTGGGGTT